AAAAGGAACTGGAACGGTCTTCAAAGTAGCAGAGTCAAAAGCTGGCAATTTAACAGTTACAGACTCTATTTTTCTCTCAGGACGAGGGTTTAACAATGCTTGAGGGTCATTTATACGCAAGCGGCCCAGAAAGTTTTGAGGATGGTCTTGATCAACCACATCCCTTCCAACCTTCAGGCCAGTCTTGATTCCATTCTGGTATTCATCAACTAGGTCTGTCAGCTTGTATCTGCCGCCAGTCCTGTCGCAAAAACCGAATGCTCTTTTACCCTTCGCATACGACATCTATTACGCCTTGCTATAACCCTTGCCCCGCGTAGCGGCACCGCCACCACGACATGATCCGCCACTCTTTGCCGCTTTTACTGGCCCACCCTTCTTGGCGTAGCCCATTTTATTGCGAACTGGCTTGGGAAGTTTAGCCAATCCTTTTTTCCCTGCTGGCACAGGCTTCATCGACCCACCAGACTTCTTGCTCATAGGAAAACCAATATCCTTTAGCATCTTTTCCATACTTTTGGCGCTGGAACTTGAGCCGCCTTTTGACGACATAATTTTACGCAAAGCCGCGAGCTTCTGCTCTCTTGTAACAGCGCCGCCTTTGTCGTATCCCGTAACTTTCTTTTTCATCTTCCCACCAGACTTCATCGGAGACGCCATATCCTTCACCTTTTCTTTTGCATGTCTATATGTTCCCTGAAGCACCTCACTAAGAGCAGGAACATTTCTAGGATTATTCTTGTTTGCTCTTGAGTCACGACCGCCGGGGTTCATTATCTCATCTATTTGCCCAGTAAGGGTGCTTGTTCTTTTGCTCTTGGCTCTTTGACGCTTAGTTGGTCTTGGCTTAGGTGTGGGAATTTTCCCGCCATCTTTATAACCCATAGATTTCTTTTTCATGTTAACCTCCTAGATAAAACGTGTCGTATGGCACGAACTTCATTGATGATGAGTCTGTATCCTCTCCAGCGGCAAGCTCGAACTGGAACTCATACTCTTGTTTAAGCGGTGTCACACGCGCCGCCACTTCAGGCTTCTTCATCGCAATGTAGTAAGCCAAACCTGATACCAAGCAAGGAACAAACCTTGGCGGCACATCTGCTACAGAACCTATACCAGACGAGATGCCAGAGATGCCACGAAGTCTATGATACGAGAGAGTGTATGTGCCAGAGTCTGGTACAGGCCATAAAGTAAAGCTGACAGACGTTGCTTGGCGATCAATGTAAATCTGGGTAGGTCTTCCCTCAGTATTCTTGACAGATTGTTTTGCATACGTTGAAACGCTAATGCGCTCCACATTTGTATCCACCTGATTTGTACCTGTACCCGTTCTAATTTGATGTTCAATGAGGTCGATAGTGTCAGCAGGCATGGAATAAGTTGCTGTGCCTGCTGTAAGGGATATCGTACCATCGTCAATAGTCCAGAGATTAAGCCCACGATTTTGCCACTCCAATGTCAATAAGTTAAGGCTACGCCTAGCTGTCTTTAGGTCGTAGCCAGTTGTCATCTGAAGCCCTGCACGTTCAAACGCTTCTTCAAAAATTTCTGGTAAGTCTGGTGTTACTACAGCCATTACTTGACCTTCCTATGCGGCTTCACTTTAGCTCGTATCTTTTTAGGCTGTTTGGAGACTTGCTTACCAGCCTTAGTTGCTTTTCTTTTAGCACGGGTGGTGGCCGCGTATTCCTTAGCCGAGAGGGCTTTAATAGCTGATGCCGGAAGATAACGTTCTCCGGTTGCTTTTGATCCTTGGGTGGAGTTTTTACCACTTTTAGTCCTCCACTTTTGCTTGCCCCAAGCCTTTAAACTTCTTTGTGGTTTTTTAAGAGCCATTGATAAGTTTCCATAATACAAATATTACTATAACACTTAGAACTGCTATCCCCAAGATAACCACAATCCAGACAGCTATCTCTTCCCTTTGTTGTCTTATTCTAGCCGCCTCAGCCATTCTTTGCTTTCTAAGATCAGCCTGAACTTTTATAACTTGTTGCCACGAAGAGGGGCCATAATGCATGTTAACAAATGTTCTTAATTCGTGTTCCATCGCCTCTGCTTTTTTCTTGGCGGCGAATGTTTCAAGAGCTTCCTCTTCAATGCTCCCAAATTTTCTTTTCTTTGCCTTTTCGTGGCTGTTCTTAACCGTGTTAATAGCTCCCATCCAGCGTCCTAGATCCGCTGACATGGACTCTACTTCTTTACCTACTTGGAATCCCTTGCGAATAGCCGCATACGCAGTCTGAGCAACGGCTAAAGCTGATAATGGATCCATTCTTGTTCATCACTTTCCTCTCCCGAAAGATAAATTTAATTCTTGTAACCGCCGCCAGCTTTCTTATAAGCCTTCGCCAGCATTTGCGCTTTTCTTGCGCTCCATTGACCGGGGTTCCCGCCCTTGCCGCCCGCCTTGATTCTGTTAAAGATCCGCTTTCTAAGAGACGGCTTAGTATAATTGCCTGACTTATTGACACTAGACTTCGTTTTACCTCCGCTCTTTGCAGTTGACACTGGCTTGCTTCTTCCGAGCTTCATGGCCCTCATAGCCATATCCATTTGCTTCTGATCCGGGCTTTTTTCTGATGTTGCTCTAGGAAACTTAGCCATTTTTATATTGGCACCCTTTTTGGACTGTGCCGCTACAATCTTCTTTTGTTTCGCCATCTGCGCTTTAGCGCCTGTACCAGTAGGGATTGTATTACCCCTAACTGACTGACCAGATGCCCTTACAGACTTTCCTGCGCCAAGAACTTCATCAGAAGTCTTGTAACCAGTATTCCCACCAGATCTATATCTACGCACAGATATCTCCTTGACAACAATCTTGAACCACAGAATTACAAGCTAAACACTGCTCATGACCATGCACAAACACTGTCTTTAACTCCTCACCACACCGATTGCACCGTCTACAATGAACTCTAACCGAAGAAGTCTTTTGGTTTGTTTCGCTTGTTAGTATTTTTCTTGTGCTTACCGGGACGGCGAATCCGTTTCCGCTTGATACATACATTTGTAACCTTCATTAATCTCTCTTGTTACGCTTACCAGCAGTCCTAGTTCTAGGAAATGACCTGTTACTTTTTGTCGAGCTTACCTTTAGGTTCTTAGCTCTGTTGTCCCTAGGATTACCGTTCTTATGAGCGACATCTTTGCCATCGCCCTTCTTAACCTTGCCTAGCTTAATCATCTTTGCTCTTGCGGCATTACGACTGGCTCTGCGTTTTTTCTGCGCGGCAGACCCCTGATAGGTCTGATATTCGCGTCTATAGTTTCTCATTTGTGAACCTTTTGAATTGGAAAGGTCGCCTTTAAACTCGCTCCTTTATGTGGCTTAAAGCCACCAGAAGGATTCTTCATTAACTTGAAGCCTGACTTTGACTTCATCCAATGAAACCCCTTTGGAGCAGTTACAGACTTCTTGTCCATTATCTAATTGTTCCTTTTGTTTTGCCTTTAACAGCGCAACCATCGCCACGGCCTAATTTTCCGCCAGCCTTCATGGGCGTCATTGGCGTGGCGGCGTTAGAGGCCATAGGCGCGGCTGGTGTAGCCGCCATAGGATTAGGTGCGGCTCTCTTGTTTCTTTGAGAGCTTGCCAATGCCCCTGCTATACCGCCAAGGCCTGCGCCACCTAATTTGCTCATGCCCTCCGAGATAGGGCCTTTGCCCTTCATGATGCTATAAGCTGGAGAGAATGTTTCTAAAAACTTCCCCATGCTTGCCTTTTTGACTGGCTTCTTTTTCATCTTATTGCCTTTCAACTGAGAACCTATGCTGGTTCTGTTAATGGTCATCTTACCCATCCAATAAATAAATGAGCTATACTTCCAACTATTCCGCCAACAGCAAGCATAACCCAGAAAGCTCCCTTCCATCTGTTAGCTTGCGCCTTCAGATCAGAAACCTCTTTATGAACGTGCCGAACTTCATCTTGAAGCTGTGTTAATCGCTCTTCAATTCTGGCAACAGTAATTTCTACTTTTTCAGCCATCAGCACTTCCATCTTTTTCTAGCCTGCCTTAAACGACTATTTGGATCTTTAGCCGCTTTAGGAAACTTTTTCATTTGACCAGCAGAACGCGCACAAAAGGACTTACGGCGCTTTGCCGCTTTGCTACCCTTTTTTACGGTTCCTGTAACTGCTGTCTTTAGCTTGCTACCGGGGTTTGCTTTACGATAAGCGGCAACACCCTTTTTGGTCATTCCCGCGCCCTTTTTTGTAGCGCGGAAGTTCCCAGACTTCACAGAGGTCTTTATTGGCGTTTCTTTTTTCCTAGGCATATTAACCCAACAATAAAGTTAATTTGCTTCCAGAGCCAGTTAAGGCATGAACATAAACACCATTGCTAGCCAAAATACCGTCATCTGGAAGAAAAACATCATTCCAGCCAGCCGCAATAGTGATATCAAGAAGAGTTTCGCCAGTTGCGCTACCGTCTTTGAGAGTAAAGGCTGTCACCGCAGTAGCGTAAACAAGAATGCCTTTGATCCTAGATCTGGACGGCCCCACTAGAG